CAGATCCGACACTAAAGCCTACTCCGACGAAGCGGTTAACTGACCACTAACTGAATAGGAGCAATCTGATATGGCTGATACAGCCTTCCAAGAAATGTTTCGCCAGGAAGTCGTCATGGGTTTCGAGAAGGGCCAGTCCCTCGCTCGACGTACCACTACTGTAGAAACCGAGATCAATGGTAACGAAGCTACGTTCCTGGTCGCGGACTCCGGTGGTGCAACCGCAACAACTCGTGGCGTGAATGGTGACATTCCAACTCGCCCCGATAACCTTAACCAGTTCACCGCGTTACTCCAAGAGTGGCACGATGTTCCGGAACGCACGAGATTTAACATCTATGCGTCCCAGGGTGATGGTCGTCGGATTATGCAAGAGACCTCCATGAAGGTTATCAATCGCAAGATTGACGACGACATTTATGGGGAACTCAACACTGCAACCCAAACCTGGGGCGCGGCAGCAGCAGCTACCGTAGCACTGGTCTCGACCGCTCGGACAACTCTCGCGAATAACTTCGCGTTGGATGAAGAGCCTTTCGCGATCGTAACCCCAGCGTTCTGCGGCCAGCTCATGGGCTTCGCGCAGTTCACCTCCAGTGACTTTGTCAACCTGAAAGGGTTCGAGAACGTCAGCAAATCTCGTGCCTTTAACTGGTACGGCGTTAACTGGATCGTGGATGCGGGACTTCCAGGAACAGGTACCGCCACTGCGGATTGTTTCATGCATGCCAAGGCTTCAATCGGGCATGCCTGCGACATCGAAAACATTCGCACGGAAGTAGGTTACGACCGGAAGAACGACAAGTCGTGGGCCAGGTGTTCAACCTTCATGGGAAGCAAGCTATTGCAAGACATTGGCGTGGTCAAGATGACCCACAATGACACTGCCGCTTTCCCTGTTAACACTACCTAATAGGAGGGTAATCATGGCTTATAACACAGCAGACCTTAACCTCCTTCAAGCGAATGTCGGACACGCTGGAGGCTCCTTGTGGGCCTACGTCGAGCCTGCCACTGCGCTTGCCACTATCATCGCCGCCGGTTACATCAGTGACGGCCTTGATAAGGGCATGAAGGTAAATGACCTTGTACTCGTCGCTGGACTGACAAGCAACCTGACGAAAGTCACCGTTGTTACAGCCGCCGGCCTCGTAACACTGGTCTAACAGCAGCAACTGGGGGTCGGCCCTTCTCTCCGGAGGGGCCGGCCATTTTTGGCCAGGTTGATCTCTGGCCCTTTTTATATTGGAGACCAGTAATGACCGCACCTAAAAAAGCAGCACCAAAGAAAGCTGCAGCAGTCGAAGCACCACCAGCCGAACCGAAACCAACAGTACGGCTACCAGTCAACCCTGTCAAACCAGGGGATGTAAAGGTCCTGGATCAAATGCACTATTCCTGGGCCTGTTTCCTTCCTTCCGATTACGTTCAGTCTCAGGTCGAAGACCAGAAGACCTGGACATTCATGGCGCCGAAGTTCAAGGATCTCGACTTTCTCATCTGCACTGCAGAGGATGGGTCCTGGTTCTGCAACGCTCGAGTGCGCCGCACGGTATCGATGGAGGTCCATGTCCAGGTTTATGATTGGGTCGAGTTGTCGGCACCACAGATCGCGAAGGAAATCTCGATCGGTGATGACTATGTTATTCGACACTTCGGATCCGTCCGCAAGTTTGCAGTCTGCAATACTACAAACGGGACCGTGGTAAAAGAGGGTTTTACAACCCAGGTACAGGCGATCAAATATGTGACGGACCACATCCAGGCTCACGCTTCAGCGGTCGCATAACATTATGAGGTAGGACATGGCTACAAAGCTGTCGTTGTACAACGGCGCACTGCAACTACTCGGTGAACGGCGACTGTTGACTGACACTGACGATGTCTCAACCCGCTATGACCTGGATGCCCTTTATGATGTAGACGCAGTCGATTACTGCCTGGAGATAGTCAAGCCCAGGTACGCAACTCTGCTCACCCAGCTGACAGGCGCACCGCCTGCCGGCGACAGTGGGTTCGACTTCGCCGCACCATTGCCGGCAGACTTCGTCGCGCTCTTTGCCGAGATCGATGGCAAGCCTGCCGTCTACCAGGACGCCCGAGAAGAGTCACCGATCACCAGGGTGATCCGACAAAGCACCGACCTGCTGACCGACTTTGCGGCGCCGTACATCCGCTACCTGATCAGCCACACGGACCCACAGCTGCCCGACATGCCGCCATCGTTCGCGAAGGTGGTCTCGTGCTACATGGCGAGAGAGCTTGCCTGGAAGTACGATCCCGATGCAGAGGAAATGATCCAGACTAAACTGGAGCAGCGCATCGAGGTATCGAAGTCTGTCGAGGTATCGAACCAGCCCCAGACCCGCGGCTTCGCACCGGACGTCCTCACCGATACACTCCGAGCAATCTACAACGATTGCCTGCAGATCCTGGACCTGAACCCGATCGTCAGCAACACCGACGACAGCCTGGCAAAGAACCGGATCTCGATTGCACTCGACAACGGCCTGGTAGGATCCGTCCTCGAGGACACGACCTGGAACTTCGGGCTGCAGTCTGACCAGCTGTTCCACGATCCGTCGATCGATCCACCCTGGGGCTACGAGTTTGTTCATGCCCTGCCGGCCAACCTGCATCGGATGAACGGCGTATACATGGATGAGCTGATGCGCTCACCGCTGCGCGATTATGTCCAGCAGGTCGACCAGGGTACCGGCAACACGTTGATCTACTCGAGCTTCCAGATCATCTTTATCGAGTATGTGTCGAAGGCCTTCCTGACCGACTACGTCAACTGGCCCGACTTCTTCAAGCGCCTGGTCGCTGCCAGGATGGCCCTCGATGCCAACATACCAGGTGGCAATAAAGAGCATGCGATCGCCCAGTACACACAGCGGCGCCGTGAGGCATTCAGCACCAACGCGATCAACGGGCCACCGAAGACCCTCGCGATGGGCAAGTGGTCACGCTCTCGCCTCTACCGCGGGAACATCAATAGAGATCGTCCGTAATGGCCTCGAACATTGGCAAGGGGCTATTCAACAAGTTTAATCGCGGCGAGATCTCGAAGGATGCCTTTGCGCGTGAAGATGTAACACGGATCGAAAACTCCTGCGAGATCATGGAGAACTTCTCGCCCGAGCGCCTGGGGCCGATGTCATTCCGACCAGGCACCGAGCAGATGGACTTCGACCCGAACGGCATCGCTCATACCACCGATGACGAAACTCTCCTGGTCCCGTTCGCGACATCGATTGACGATCCGACCATGATGATTTTCTCTGCCAACAACGGGGCGCCGACGATCGACTTCATGAGAGCAAACATCTACGAGTTCTTTGAGCGTGTGGCTGTTGCCACTACCTGGATCGAGGGAGACTTCTCGGTGCCGCTCGGGACCGGCTGGACCGATGCCGATGTGGGTGGAGCCGCCAGTATCATCTCAGGTGGCAACCTGCTGATGACCGGCACCGGCACCGACGAGGCCAAGGTCTGGCAGACATCCGGTGCTACTGTTGCTAATACACCACACGGCTTTTTCTTTACCGTCGACAAGGGCGAGGTCCTTTGTCAGATCGGTACCGGCGGTGTCGACTCCGCGGACCTGTTCGAGGGTAAGCTGCAGATCGGCTACCACCACATCGAGGTTGAGTCCGATGCCTCGAATGACATCACCGTCACCCTGTCATCCGCGAATATTCGCCAGGCCAGGATGCTCGACGCCGATCTCCAGGGCAACACCACGCTGTCCACTCCGCTCGAGACCGCGCTTCGCGTCGACATCATGGGCAGCGCCACCCAGGCCCTGACAATTCTGCGGTCCCTGCGATGGGCGCAGTCAGCTGACGTCATGTACTTCTGTGGTGGTCGCGACTTTGTCAGCGGCAACCAGGGCTGGCTTCCATTCGAGGTGAAGCGGTGGAATGCCACCAGCTTCTCGGTCCAGCGATTTGTGAATGTCTTCGGTCCCTACGAGATCATCAACATCACCAACACCACGATGGAACCCCAGGGATCGATCGACGGCAACATGACCGTGGCGCCATCACGCCCGTACTTCGAGGCCTCGCCGCCGGCGTTTGGATTCGGCGACCTGGACTATGGATTCGGTACGCTCTTGAAGATCGCAGTCAATGGCCAGATCCAGAGCGTGAGCGGTATCTCGGCCAACACCGCAACGCAGGGCGTGTTCATCTTCGGTACCGGCGATGCCAGGAACTTCAACTACACCGTCGACACGACTGGTGCCTACGGTGAGATCCAGCTGCAGAAATCCTTCGATGAGATTACCTGGCAGCTGGTGCCTGGTGGATCCTTCACCACCGGCCTGGACCTGATTAGTATCCTTTTCAACGATGGCCTCGATGCCGCCGAGATCTTTTATCGCCTCCAGTTGATCACGCCAGGCGCAGTCTCTGCGCTCACCATGTCGCTCTCTTACGCCTACGGCACACTCGAGTCCCAGGGGCGCATCGTCGAGAACGACAACAACCAGGACGTCGAGGTCGAGTGGTACATTCCTTTCAACGGCCCGATCAGCGTCGAGTACCCTGATTGGTTCATCGGATCCTGGGGCGGCAAGCGAGGCATGCCCACGGCTGTTGCATTCCATGAGGGCCGGCTGTGGTTCGCCGGCGGCAACCAGATCTGGGGATCCGAATCAGATTTCTATGAGTCCTTCGATCGGTTGGTCGAGGGAGCCAGCGCGTCGATTGCCAGGACCATCGGCTTCGGCGCCGCCGAGAGGATCCACTGGCTGGCACCATCTGCCAGGCTCGTTGCCGGTACCGCGATCGCTGAGATCGACGTCCGGTCCTCAGCCTTCGGTGAAGTGCTGACGCCTCAGAACACCAACCTCAAGGCAGGCTCGGACATGGGTACCGCGGACGTTGTGCCGATCGTACTCGATAACGAGATCCTGTTTGTCCAGCGTGGTGGCAGGAAGTTGATCGGTATCGACTTCGCCATGAGCGCCGAGAAGCATTCGGTCGAAGACTTCAACATGCTGAACCAGGACGTACTGCGCGATGGCAGCGGCGTGGTCCAGATCGTGTTTGCCAGGAACCCCGAGACCCGCGTCTACCTGGTGATGAACGATGGCACCATGCGGGTCCTGCTGCGCGACATCACTGAAGGGATCCTGGGCTGGTCTCGCGTCACGATCCGAGACAACGCGCTCGCCCAGGAGAACATCGTATCGATGGCCGTGCTGCCGAGCGAGGACGAGGACGAGGTCTGGATCACAACCGATACGAACAAGGTCCTGAAGTTCGCTCCATTCAGCATGGTCGAAGGCGCTTCCGATTCCAGGCATTTCGATTCATTCCAGTACTTCCTGTCACCTGGTAGCACGACCCTGACACTGCACAGCCTGCCCAACGGCGACACGGTTGCTGCCTGGGTCGACGGCACCAATGTCGGAGATTTTGTCATCAGTGGTGGCCAGATCACAGGGGTCACCGGAGCAGACACAGCAACGAATGTGATAGTCGGCTACCAGTACGAGGCCACCTATTTGTCCAACAAGTTGACCGACTTCGCGAACATCGCTGTGGTGGCCCAGCGCAAGCGGATCATCAACACCGGTCTGCTGATGCGGAACTACGTCGACGGCGTGGTCACTGTCGGCTACGACCTGAGTAACCTGGTACCGATGCCGACCATCGAGGAGGGCAAGGCGACAGCCGCCGGTACCGACGATTACGACCACTTTCCATTCCCGTATAACGGCACGAGCGAGACCGATCCCAGGATCGCGATCAAGGCTACCGGTCCAGTGAAAATGCTGGCCTACGTTTACGATGTCAAAGACACCGCGTCGAAGACGCCAACACCAGGAGGAGCGCAATGAGCTGGGGCGCACTTATATCAAATATCGGGTCGAGTTATATCTCGATGAACGAGGCTTATAACCAATCGAAGATCATCGATGCCCAGAGCAAGCTCGATGAAACCCTGGCCGGCATCGAGGCCAACCAGCTGGAGCGCCAGGCCACTTCGGTCGAGAACATGGGCGTCCACGCCGCGGCGATCGAGCAGTACAAGACCCGAGTCGTTTCATCCGATGCGACCGCGGCCATGGCGGCAGGTGGTGGCGTTGTGGATCCAGAGATGCTGGCCGCGATCAAACAGCGCGGCGATTACAATTCAATGTCGGCCATCTTCGATGCCAGGACCCGAGCGATCGATCTGCGCTTCCAGGCCAGCATGACCAGGACCAGCGCCAAGTACGCCGGCAGCTCTGCCAGACGTTATGGACATTCACTCAAGCGCCAGGCAACGGTCGGCGCGGTCTACAATTCCATGGACATGTTCGCCAAGGCGTACAAGCCGGCGTCGACGTCGAAGAGTAAAAACTCCCCCTACGCGAAAAACGCCTCTGGCAACCGCATCACTCACGGCGGGAGACAACAGTAATGGCCAGCATACCAACAGCAGATGAACTGGGTCTCGGTACCCAGAAGGCAACTCCCCAGGCTAAAGCGATACCGAAGATTAGCATGCGGCAGGACATGGCCGCTGTCGATCAGAGCGCAGCCGAGAAAGGTGCCAAGGAATATGGTGAGCGCGTAGCGAACGAGGAACTCGCGAAGGCCGAGGTTCAATTCCAGATCGGTACGATGGCCGAGGCCAGCAAGCTGAAGGATGACCAGGACCTCGACACCCAGGAAGAACGCCACGCTGCCGGCATGGAGGACCAGCTCGGCAAAGCCTCAGCGAACATCTCCAGCGCCAAGACTCGAGCGTTATTCATCGAGCGCGGTAAGGAAGGTGTGGCCAAGGCCAACCAGGCGCAGAGCAAAAAGACCACCGACAAGAAGCACGATCGTGAGCGCGGCTACATGGCCAATGCCATCGACCTGATGGTGAAGGGAGGCATGAATCTCGAGTACGGGGATCCTTCCGAGGCGGCTCTCGGTATTCGGTTGTCGCTCGACTCGATGGTTGAGCGCGGTGTTGTCTCTCGAGAGGATGCCGAGTCGACCATGCGGAAGGCCCAGCTGGACATGGCCTACGGCAGACTGAAGGGGATGGATGCAACACAGCAGCTCGAGATCCTGAACAGCAAGGACAAGAAGACCAAGGCCTGGCTGAAAGATGTGCCACCCGATGTTCTGCGTCAGCTGAGGGACCAGGCCGAGGCCAAGGAGATGGATAACGTGGCCCAGGCCTACGCCTTCGAGAGTCGCGGCAATGAGAATGCTCTCAACGACATGTACGACCAGGCCGAGAAGGAAGGCTGGGACGACACCCTTACCCAGAAAACCCGCCTGCGGATTCTGCGCCTCGAGCAGGACGACGAGGTCGGAAGGCAGAAGGCTCTCGAGGACTACTACGAGGAAGGGGCCGCGTCGATCTACACCGGCGAGACCACGATCGAGATGCTCGAGTCTACGCCCCAGGGCATCGATATGCTGAAGAAACTGTCAGAGGCACAGCGCCGCAACCTGGTCGTTGCCCAGGACAACGCAGTCGAACGCCAGGCCGGCAAGGGTCGCAAGTACTCCGATCTGGTGGTGAAGAATAAGCTGAAAAAATACATGGCCGATGGCCAAATCATCGAGGGCCGAAAGTACTGGTCCGAGAACTATGCCTCGTTGAACGATGCCGACTTCAAGTACTTCAATGTCGCAACCTCACCGACGAAAAGTACCAATGCATCTTTCAAGCCGATACAAAGTACCCGCCAGGTGATGGACGATTACCTGGACGCCAACCCGCTCGACGAGGCCGGCGAGTCGAAGCTCTGGGACGATCTCAATGACATGGCGATGGGCTACTTCAACGACAACGCCGGCAAGAACCCACCGAAGCAATTAATGCAGGAGTGGGTCGAAGAGATGCATGCCAATGTCGTGTTGAAGCCAGACGATAAGTCCTTCATGTGGATCGACTATGGCGGTGAGCAGATGCTGGCGCGTGACCTGCCAGACACCGAGCGCAAGAAGTATTTCGCCATCACCGATGTCTTCAAGCAGGCGGGTTTCGTTTCATCGGTTGGCAACCTGAAGTTCAACCAGTGGACCGAAGAAGAGCGCCAGGATTTCCGGACCATCCGCTCGAAGTTTCCGGACGAGGATCCGAAGCTGTTCCTGGAGAAGTTCCAGTACAAGGTCAAGCTCGATCGCAACAAGGCGGCTGAGAAATCAGCACGGCAGAAGGCACAGTACCAGGCTAATCTCGCAGCGAGTGGCCCAGCACCTCTGGCTACCACAGGCCTCGAGACTCCGTAATGGCTCTCTCCCAGTCACAGATCGATGGGTGGGGATCCTTCTCTGTTCCTGAAGAGGAAAAGGAAGATCTGCCCATGGCCGGCCAGCAGAACCTGGGGGCTGCACCTTACTTCGACCCTGACCGTTACGCGGTCGATCGCGAGCTGTCGAAGAAGACCGGCGTCCCGATCCAGGCCGTCGAAAAGAACCGTTCCCAGGTGGAGGCCGATGCTGAACCCCTGACCGCTGAAAACTGGAACACCATGCCACCAGGTCTGAAGAAGTACCTGGAGGATCCGGACGCCTCGATAGTTTCCCAGGACGATCTCCATACTCTGGACGCGCTCGAGCGTGAGGCCAATCGCAGCTGGTACGAGATCAGTTCCGATACATTCAAGGGCCTGGGCGACAGCATGATGATCGGCATGGGCAAGGTCTACGACCAGGCGATGATCGGCTACCTGAGTGATGTCGACGAACGCTCGATGCCGGCTGAAATGCTGGCGCAATACGAGGCCGCACTGCCACCAGGTGAACTGGACCGGCGCCGTGACGATCGCGAGCAACGGATCAAGATGCACATCGAGTCCCTGCGAGTCGCTGACGACGAGATCGGGAGATTGACGCCCGAGGATCTGACCATCATGGAGGAAGGCCTACGCGGTGGTGTTCAGATGATATCTGACATGCTCCCAGGCCTGGCCGTGTCGGTTGCCACCAGGGGCGCCATCAATCCCACGCTCTACTACCTGACCGCGAAGACCGGCCTCGAGGGCTACGGATCTGCCAGGGTCGAAGGCAAGGGTCACGACGAAGCCCTGGCCTACGGCGGCATCGATGCTGCCCTGGAATTTGCCACCGAGCGCATACCGATGAAATCCCTGGAGCGGATCTTCGGTGAGCTGGGCAAGGGCGGGGTGAAGTCCTCGATCAAGAAATGGGCGGCACAGGAAATGCTCGGCGAGCAGATCGCCACCATCACCCAGTCGATTAATGCCTACGCCTTCGAGCTGGACGAAGAGCTGGCCAACGCCAAAGACTTCGGTGAGATCCTCGAGATCCAGGGCCGGCGCCAGGCTGTGACCTTCATCTCCACCCTGGCCGGCGGGGGATCCATGGCAAGCTCCATCAAGAGCGTCGACTACCTGGTGAACCGTGAGCGCCGAGCCATGGGCAAGCTCCTGGAGCGGTCGAATAAGATCCGAGGATCCGGACTCGAGCAGGACCGGCTCGATAACCTGATCTACCTGGCGCAAGCTGCCAAGACCAACGAACGGGCAGCTGACCTGTTCGAGAAATTCATGCAGGAAGTGGAGGCCGAAGCCGCCGATGGCAAGCCCCAGGTTGTCTACCTGGACGCCGCCGCGGTCGACCTGCTCGAGAATGCACCTGGCTACATCACCGAGCAGATGGATGGATCCGGTGGGAACATAGCGATTCCCCTGGCCACCTTCCTGAAGGACTTCGCGAACAACGAGGCGCAGCTCGAGCTGGTGCGGCCATTCATCAAAACCAAAGAAGGGCTGTCCACCCAGACCGAACTCGAGGAGGATACAGACAGTGAATACATCAAGAGCCTACTCGCTAAGGCGGCTGAGGCCAGCGAAACAAAGAGCGCAGCAGACGCGATCTACGAAAGGATCACTACCCAGCTTATCGCGACAGGCCGTCAGTCTGCGGCCACGGCCAGACAAAGTGCTGCGCTCATCCCAGCGCAAGTCACCACTCAATACGAGTACCTCAAGTCCAACGGGATCAAGAACGAAGATGGATCCGAGATCACGCTCGAGCAGCTATTTGCAGACTTCGGCCTCGAGGTAGTCGGTCCCGAAGCGGACGTTGCCGGTGACTTCATGGACCAGGGTGTCGAGGAATATCGTTTCGAGGATGGCCTCAAAGAACCGCCCGTTCCTGGCGAGTCGTTCCTGGCGATGCGAATAGGATCCGGAGGCGAGCTGACCAACTCGAACGCCGGCAATGCCCAGGCCGTGGCAGCTCACATTGCCAGGCAGGAAGACGAGATGGGTCCGACCAATGTCCGGTTTGGTGACACGGTCACAATTTACAGCGTCGAGGTCGAGGAAGACTTCGGCCAGTACAAGGAGATTCGAGGGCGTGAAGGTGCCGCCGGCGAGACCCAGGTGGGCCGTGCCAGGGGTATGGCCAGGTCAGAGGGAACACAGTCGGTGAGCTACAGCTTTCCCGAGGGGGCGAACTACCAGGCCACCGAGGCGGTCCAGATCCCATACGAGGACATCCTGGTACGGCTCAAGGAGCGCGGTTACGAGAACATGGATGACGCTGGCAGTCGGATCGGTGGCGAGATTATCGACGAGATGGTCCGCGAGCGGATGCCTTTTGTACAGCCGAGGGTTCTCAACCAGCAGGATTTCGGTACCATCAGCATCACCGAGACCGTGATGACTGAGGACGGTGACGTCTTCGATCTGATCGAGTCGGCCCAATCACTATGGCAGGTCCAGCAGGAAAGATTGACCAGCCTGGAAGCACTGAGGAAATGCAGCAATGGTTAGAAAAGTAACAGACATGGACCTGGTGCTGGCGCGAGAGCGTGGCGCCCAGTCCACACGCCCACCGGTCGAGATGCAGTTCCCCGAGCTGATACAGCTGATCGAGCATTATCATGAGATGAAGCACGAGAACGCCCAGCGGCACGAGGCGAACTTCTCGAAGAAGCTGGCCAAGATGGATGACATCGTGAAGGCCATCGAGAAGGCGACAGCGGCAAAGACACAGGCGCCGAAGCCGGTTGACCTGAAGCCGTTCATGAAAATGCTGACCAGCATCCAGGCCGAGCATATCAAGATACTCAAGGAACACACCATGCTGAAGGCCGAGTACGGCGAGGGCGAAGAACACAAGCCGTGTGACTACAAGATCACCGGCAAGCGAGACCAACGTGGTCTGATCGACCTGGAAGCAGGTCTAACCTTCACTGCTGTGACGAGGTAACCGTGGAGACTGACGATGAAAATAATAAAGTTGTCTGAAGCCCCGAGAATCATCCAGCTCATTGTAGCTGCCGGCGCACTTGCCGTGGCGATGACCGCGATCATGGTCCCGACCGTGTGGGCATTGGATACGAGATACGTCACAGCTGCGTCTGTCGAGCAGTCATTCCTGGCCCGAGATATTCGGGACGTCAAACGGCTGATCCGAAAGCTGGAGTGGCTGGAAGGCAAAGGGACCATAACCGAATTGCAGCAGTTCGAGCTTGAAGGACTGCGCGACGAACTGGAGGATCTGAAAGATGAAAAAGCTAACCTTTAGCCTGGCCCTGGTATGCCTGGGCATCATGGGCAGTGCGTTTGCCAATGGCGATCACACGCCACCGGCACCGCCGCCTGTGGTCACGACCACCAACGTCACCAACGTCACCAACAACCACGGAGTGGACGGCAATAAGTTTCATTCGTATGTCGCAGCTGAAATGGCAGCTGATGCGATCCACTGCACGACCAGCTCCAGGAAGCACCAGATGGGTGTCGGCCTGGGGAACAGTGATGGCCATAATGGATTCGCCGCTGGCTACTGCCACAGCATCGAGTTCAAGGGCCAGCCGGTCATGCTCGGCATCAAGGCGACCACGGCCACCGATACGAAACCGACTTATAGCATTGGGGCAAACTGGACCTTTTGATGGACGAAGCAGCCAAAGATTACAAGGAAGAAACCATGGTTCCGGATCCGACCTGGGCCGAGCGCCTGGTCACCTGGTTCAAGCTGATGAACGGGCTGAGGAAAACCATCATGGCTTTGCTGGCGATCGGTGTGGTTGGTGTCGGTGGAAACATCGCCGAGATCAATCCCTGGAAGGAAGCCGCCATCGAAGTTGGCCTGGTCGAGCCTGACGAGATCCCTGAGATCCAGGGAGATGTCGCCGAACACGCCCACGCGCTCCAGGAGCATACCCACCCTGAGAGTCCCCACACGCACGCTGACAAGGCGCACGATCATCCTGTCATCGAGCATAGTCACGAAGGGTCCGCTCCTGCTGGCGTGATGCCTGCTGCGACCCTGGCCGCAATTCAAGCTGAGATTCAGAAGCTGCTGCCACCGAATCACCGGAGTCTTCACTAATGACGGCCTACGCAGTCCAGGAAAACCCAACTTCTTTTACCGGTCTCG